TCCATGTTCAATTCGATGCTAGATCCATCAGCGACAGTGGCGACCGGAGACCGAAGCCTACAGAGCAATCTGTAGAAATCGGGCGGAAGCGCCCATTCCAAGAGCCGAAGCCCAAGGGAATCTGACGCCGATTTTAGGTCAATAGTGGCAAGTCCAGGCCTCCAATCATGAAGACCTGTCCTCGAACTATTATTACCCTTCTCGGATAGAAAGGTAAGTGACCCAACTCTAGCAGCCTCTCGGTTCCAAAACTGTTGAGTGCGCAAATCAAGACCGAAGAAGGTCCTGATACGCTTTTCTAGGATATTTCCTAGCCCTAATTGAGCATACATGCTCAAGGAAGGCTCAACAGCAATGGTCCGAGATTCACGTACGTCTTTCGGTACGAATTTAAGAGAACTTCCATGGACCCTGAGGGGATCCCCAAAGGACTTCGCGCGAGTTGACTCCGCGCGTAACCAAGTGGGTTCCTCATTAGTCCATTCCAGGTATTCCTGGAGCAGGGCCTCTGACGTATAGGTTAACGGGGAAGAGAACATCTTTGTATAGAAGTCCTCACCCCGAGCACCTACGGCGACTCCTGGGCCGGTTGAGCCATGATCGAAAAGATCATAGCCTCCCGAAACCAGGGGGTATCCTTGCGGATTCCAGAAGTTCCACAGGATCTCTTTAAAAGATCCCATAAGTTCCTCATCGCCAGACGTATTAGGCGAATACTGCCAGAGTCCGAGGCGTTTATTCACGCGATCGAACTTGTCAAAAGCTACAGCGTCAAGCGTCGGGTTTGTATCGGTTGTACTTAAGTACTTCCAGTACATACCTTTAAGCTGGAATCGCACAGCAGCTTCAGTGACAGTAACGTCGGAGGAGTCGATACAGCACTCGCGTTCTATGAACTCGCGTGCCTTAGTACCGACTGGAAAGCCTTCAGGAGTTACTAACGCGGCAAAACACCGCGCCAGTTGACTCATGTCGGACAGACCATTATCCTCGAGGTCATCAGCGAAAGCTGAGTAAAGAACGGTCGGGCTTAAAGCCATGATCGTTTTCCTCTATCTAATGAAGTATTGAAGTTCCTTAAGGAACGTAAATACGAAGTCGGTGAACCCGTGTAGGTCGATACCTATCGCGAGACCGAGCGTCAGATAGACGCAAGGAAGGCCATTGCGGTTACAAAGAACCCGCAATGATCGAATCACCGATTTCATTAGATTGCTCCCACAGGACTCCCGCAAGAAGCGAGAGAGCAGCGAGGACATTAGCCTTATCAGCTACGTCCGCGCCCGCCGGAACTGGAATAACCAGTTTGAGAACACAAGGTTGCGCCGGTTGGCCAGCAAGGGGGACAACCCCCTTACGGACCGACAGCGTAAACTCGTTTCTCGGCGCTGAGGGAAGGCGGCCATTCAATCCAAGTGCTGGAAGCGTCCGATTGGTTTTCGGACGCGTAAACAGCAGAGTGAAAGGAACGGACGCCGAGGACACGACCACCCCAGCCTGCGTACCGCCTAGAGCGGTTACAGCGTAGGCTTTACCATTTACGTCCGGGGCCGAATCGGTCGCGAGCGTATAGGTAGGCGACGTGAAGCCGGTGATAGGTGCGCCGGTAACCGGAGAAGCAGGAGCAAACATTAGATTGTTCCTAAGTGCTGGTTAAAGAAAACTTAGCGAGCGTTGTAAAAAGGCTGCCCCAAGGTTTAGCCATTTTAGGCTTAATCCTGGAACCTTCCACTCCAATGAAGGAATGTAGTTGCCCGAATACGACGCACGGTGTATCACCGCATGTTCGCTAAGCAACTCGGACGGTGAGCTAAGGATATAGGCTTTAGTGGTGTAGTCAGGTACAGGTGTCAGGGCGTCGACGGTGAAGCCAGTCGTGGTTATCATACCACGCTTGACCCACCGAGAACTACCCTGCGCTGCCCACGCTACCTCACTGCCCCCTTGGCTCATGCCGTATATTATATCACCAACGTTGGTGAAATAATCCACGGCCCACGAGTACGGAATTAACTCCCAAACACCTGGCACGAAACTCTTTAGGTCGAAACCTAGAGAGGCCGTATCAGGCCAGTAAGGAAGCCTTGGCCGTACTCGGACTGATCCGTACATTCGTACGGTGGCACCCGTCTTTACACTATATGACTCCACCATATCAATATATGATGTGCCATTATGTGTAACGGTGTGGGCCTCTGTAACAATCTCCGTACCAGATGCTTTCACGAATTGTCGTGGCATCTGGTCAAAAGTATGTTCCAGAGCTGAGATGCCTCCCTGGATGTCGTACATTAACGGCGTCCAGTGAAACGTTTTCTCAAGCCACAGTCCCGCAGCAGCTTCCGAGAAAGACTTAGCAACTTTTCGTCGCCTAGCCTTACT